CTTCCTTCTGACGGACCGAGTATTGGCGAAGTGCCCGCCCGGTGCTGGATGTAGCTGGGTGCGATCGCTGCGAGGATTGTGTATTCAGTTGTAGTGCGACTGACAACACGATCGAGGTTGTCATAGCTGGTATTGATGACCGTTCGCGGGATGTAGCTGTATTGAAACTGTCGCGGAACCTCAAAAGAAAAGGGATTACTGGCCCAGAACGGATTTTCAACGTAAACCGTCGTCGGTACGCCGATGATCTCCTGCGTCTCCCAGTTGAGCTTGCTGATGCTGTCTTCGTCGGTCCCTTCGGGATCCTTGAGCTTCAGTGTATTATAGCTCACCGTTACTGCCTCACCTGGCAGTTGGCCTACGCCGATGGGACCGATGTCAATTATCTGCGACTCACTTAGAACTACGGCTGACTCCTCGATCTGGTCTAATGAAAAGATCTGCAATACTTCGTTGTTGTCAAGGTAGCCACACCAGCATTCCGAGACCAACAAGTTGCCAAGGACGTTGACATAGCCACTGGATAAATCAAATTTGGCGACACTGAATTTGTTTGTCAGCGGACTAGAGGAAGCTGTGATCTCTAACTCTTCTAGGCACTTTGCCATCACCGATGCGGCACTAATCGGCAATGTGATGATCCTGGCGTCGTCTTCGTCGTAGTCGTCGTTCGCACTATCGTCGAATGCCGTCCAGTCTACAGGCTCTTGAAGATCTGACAGATACGTCAACTTGCAGCCCATCTCAATTTGCGTAGTCCTTCGAAAAGGATCTGCAAAGCTGCTTAGTACTCTCAGTGTACGTGGTATCTTTCTTGTGATACCAGCCTTTGTGTAGCTAAATGTTATGGTAGTGCCAATACTTGGGGCAAATATTCCTTTTAACTCACAAGTGCCCTGTGTTTTGATTAAACCACTACCTTGTATGTAGTCATCAGATATCGATGCACTGATTACCTCGCCGCCGAGCGAGCATGATACTCTGGCGCGGATGTCTATCATTACAGAATTTTGATCAATTGAATATTGACGGTGTATTCAACAGTTTTGACTCCTTCAATGATTTTGTTTCTAGCTGATGCTGTTGGAGGTGAAATTGGATAATAAGAGTCTTTGTTCGGTCTGGATACAATCATGCCTTCATACCAGTTCCTAATGGTATTCCATCCGGTTTCATCAGTAAGCCCCTCTATGTCTAATACTTCTTCGACAACGAGTGGTCCCGTGATGTAATGTGTACCAGAGATGGTTAGCTGTGCTTGAGGGCCTTGATTGTAAGTATTTGCCGGTTTTACTAGCTTTAACGTCGTAGTTCCTATGGTAATGTCACCAATGTCCAGTTCTTCCTCTGTTTCTGCAATCTCTTCGTCTTTAATTAATATTTCAAGCGCCTGGGCGGCATCCACAAGTTCAACGGAGGCGCTTATCTTGTTGCCAGTTTGCGTACCTTGTGGTGCAGAAGAAAACCAGCATGGGACGTTTGTCCACGTTTGCCCTCCGGGACCGGTTCCGCTTAAAAGTACAGTAGTACCAACTACTCCAGACCCAAAGGTATCTGGGTCATCTATTCTGACGTCACGCCATGTATCGTATTCTGCAACCAGGTCAAGCCATTCTTCTGGCGTTAGCAGGCCGGTTACTGCCCACTTCTTTGCTGTTAATCCGCTCCTTGTATCCGATTCGTCATAACCAAATGGTTGTGCTGTCAGATTCGGAAACGATGAGTTGCCAATTGTTATTGTCATCACAAACCTCTGTTGAGCATTCCAAGGTATCCAGTACTGCTTTTTGGTGTTACATTGACTTTAACGTTCCAATCCTTTTCGTTTAATCTGGTAACGGCGTGACTTAGTCTTCCGAGTTGAACTGCCTGGCCTGCTTGCACACTGGCAAGTCGATCCAGGCTCTCCTTGAGCAATGTATTGTTATTTGTTGAAATAGCAGAACGCAGTATACCGGCAATCTTGCGCATAGACCCACCGCCTGTAATCGGAGTAGACGGGTTACGTGCATTTACGACGCCAGTTGGCGTATTGATCTCCGACCAGATATGAGCCGGAATCACGTAGCCTGTGGAAGGCGCCCTCCACAGAGCATTACGTGGCTTGTTGATTGGCTTCATCTGGCCACTTGCCGTCATGAAGCCCTCCTGGCCAAGTTCGTTAATCCTGAGGAGCTGACCCGCAGTGGTGGGGCCACCCGTCCAGTAACCCTGGACGCCAGTAACCCTTATCTTAATGTTAAGACCCTGCAGACTTTTGATCGAATTTGCAATGTCGGCTGCTGCCTCTGCGGCGGTAATAAGATTTGAAGCCGCTTTATCTGAGTAGTCGACCGAGTCTTCTAGCCAGCCTGCAGCAAGCTGCAGTTGCTGTGTAAATCCTTCCGCCTGACCGGAAGGAGGTACACTACCAAGATCAAGCTCACGCGCTCCCGCTATTGCGCCATCTAGCATCTTAATCGCTTCAACTAGCGAATTAATTGAACTCTGCAGGTCATTTGCCTGCTTTCTTGTGTCAATAAATTCCTGCTTTTGTTTTAGAATTTCATCCGGAGTGCCAGATAGTGTTACCTTCAACCCAAGACTCAGGACTAGTTCTTCAAATTCTCTGTTGATTCGATCCTTTTCTTTTCCTAACTCTTCTCTGGTAAAGAATTGCGGCTTGCTTAGTACGAGGTCTGAAAGGCTTGTTCGAGCATCGGATAATTCACGCCTGTAGCCTTCGGCGGCAGAGAGCAGATTAGCCTTAGCGTTATTCGTTGAGGTTTCTAGTTCCCTGCCGGCTTCGGCTATGATATTTGCCGCTTCTCTTTCGTCAATAAGCCCAGCCTTCCTGCTTTCTTCTGCTTGCCTTATTTTTTCAGCATACTTATCCTGTGCATCCGCTATAGATCTATTGCTTTCCGCTATTAGCGTAACGGCTTCGCGAAGCGGACCTTGTTGCGGGCCAGTAAATTGCAGGTTTGCCAGCGATTTTCTGAATTCTGTGTCTATCGCACGTGTTTCTATCTTTACCTCATATGGTGTTCTGGACAAACGCTGGAAAACGGCCTCAATGTCCTGCGACCGCTGCTTGGCAGTTATTAACGAATTAAGGGTAGGCCGAAAATCTGGTGACTTAAAGTCAAGCGTTTGCAGAACACCTTCAATCCTTTGAACTTGATCCTTAATAGTTTTAATTGAAACCGGAGAATCGCCTGATTCAATTCTTTCTTCTACTACTTGGATTGTTACAAGAGCTTTTTTGTTGTCAAGCTCTTGAACTCGTTCCTGCGTATCGATCAATTGATCAATAAGTCCAGGCAATTCCGGTGAATTTATATTAATCCTGGCAATTCGGTCCTTTATTAAAGATACAAGTTGATTCGTGTTATTCAGCGAATTGTTAAGACTTCCACTTGCGATTCCACGTTCAATGTAATCAATGGTAATAGATGCTTTCTTGTCTTCAATATTCTCCGCTTCTTGCTTGGCTCGAAGCAGTTCTTCGATGAGCTTTGGTAGCTCAGAAGAATCTACGTCTACTTTTACAATTTGATCTTCTATTCTACTGATTTCTTGCTTAGCATTTTCTATGGAGTTGGCGTTTACCTGAATCCTGAGTTCACGCAGGTTTTCGATGTCTCTGTTGATTTCTGCTATTTGCTGTCTGGTAGTATTGATCGCCTGTGGATCTTGGTCGAATTCTGGTTTTGCCGTTTCTTTCTTTAGTTTTTCTTGTAATTTTACTAATTCGTTTAGCCTATCAGTTTCCTTTGCATCTATTCCGGCTCTTATTACGGCGGGATCTTTTGCTGCTTTATTTAGCTTTTCTATCGCAAGTTCTACTGCACCAATAGATGCAGCGGTCTGATTGAATTCAGTTGTACCTGGTGCTGCGTTTTCTAGGTTGGTTTTTAATTTTTTGGCTTCTTCTCCAAGGGCGCCAAGTGTTGATACAGATTTCTTTATTGCATCATCACTCAGCAGGTTTAATGATTTTGCCGTTTCATTTAACTGCCTTCTTGCGTCTTGTAAGCCTTTTCCAGTCGCTGCTAATTCTGACTTCAAATTTTTAAGTCTTAATTTTGTAGCTGCATCCCCGGTCTTTGCGTATTCTTTTTCTACTTTTGCGACTTCAGAAGAAAGCGCATTAAATGCGGTCTGAGTTGTCTCTACTTGATCTTCAAGATTTTTGTATTCAGTTGCAAGCTTAATCTTGCCTTCCGATGTAGCAGCCTCATCTGAGGCGCCAAACTTTTTCAGGGCTTCTGTAGCTTTATTGATTGCTTCTGTTTCATTTTCTATGCCCTTTATTCCAGCTTCTACGTTTAAGACAAGCTGCTTTGAAGCTACATTACCTTCGTTAAATGCCCCAAAAAGTGCGTCAAATGGTTGGCTGACGTCAAGCCTTTCTATACTTTCAAAGTCACCCTTGAGTAATTTAACAACATTGCTGCCGGTTTTACCAATTTCATTGAGGAAAAAAGCTACCTGCGTCGAGTAGTTTTTCCATACAGCCTCTAATCCCTCCGGCTTTGGAGGGTCAATTTTTTCGTTTGAAAGTCTGGTTACAATCTCGCTTAGCGATTTAAGGCTTGCCTCAGATCTCGCCGTTTCTTCCGTTGCTTTTGCGGTAGCCGTAGCATACGCAGATTGAACAACACCAAGGGCTAGGAAGGCTAAAGTAACCGGGCCAAGCGCCGCAGCGATGCCGCCTATCGCGCCGGCAGCGCCCCTTGCGGCGCCAACTGCGGCAGAGCTAAACTTGGAAAAAGAGCCACTCAGTCTGCTAATGGCTCCACCTGATTTTTGCGATTGCTGTGCAAGTTGCCCCAGCCTACCCTTGACTCCTTCTATTCTTTGCCCAGTGCTGGCTTGTATCGTTCCTAGCTTCTCTATGCGACTGGTTAGCTCGTCGGACCTGGCAGTAAGCACGGTCATCTGCTGCGCATAAGCAGCAGAACTTATCGTTCCATTGTTGAGTGACTGCGTAAGTGTATTCATTCTGGCTTTTACATTAGCCAGTTCCTGCCCAGAAGCATTCAGTCCTCTGCTTGCGTTGGCGTTTACGGTTTGCAGAGACCCGAGAGACCTTGTAAGCCTTTGGTATTCTGCGCTTGCGGTCTTCGCGGATCCAGAAGCGCTGCCGATCGCCTGTCCAGACCTAGCGATCGAAGAAGACACGTCGGATGCCTTTTGTCTAGCTCGTTCTTGCGCGGCAACAAATCTATCATATTGTTGTTGAGCCTTTTTAATCTCGTTGCCAATTACGACCTTCTGCGTAGGCGCCAGGCTTCCCGCTCCGGAGCTTAGTGTTCTTTGTAGAGATGCTATCTTAGTTTTCTGCTGCTCTGCAGCCCGACCCGCAGCGGCATAGCCATTGCTAAGTGTTGTAAGTGATTTTGCTTGTTTTTCAAAGCCCGCTGAGACGGCGGCGGAAACTGCAGTGGATGCCTTCGTCTTGGCAAATGCGCCTTGTATGCTCGTCCCCAAGTCTTTGATGGGGGCTGTTAGCTTGCCAAATGCCTGAGAGAACGCACCGCCACCTGCTATTGCTCCAGTGAAGCCCTGTCCAAGCAGCTTTAGAGGTTGAACCAGTTTGGCGATGATTGCAACACCAACAATTTCTGCAACGCCAGGAATCTTTAGCAAAAAATCGACAATTCTTGCAATCGGTTCTATCGCGGTCAGAAAACCATTAGCAGTTGTCAAAAGCGCTTGCAACACTAGGCCGAGTGAATCAGTAATTCCACCAAGCACGGAGCCAAGTGCTTTCAATGCTCCAGAATTTGATAGCTGATTAAAGAAATCAGCAAGTATGGCTTGAATTTTAACTATTGCAATCAGAAATGGTTCGGTTGATCTCGCAAGGCTCTCAAAGGACAGTTGATTGATTGATGCAATTTTATTCCTTACCTGGTAAAGTGTGACGGTAGCCTGGCTGGAGCCCTTTGCTAATTCATTGGCGGCATCCGTTGCACTGGTGCCAAGATTGCCATACAGTAGTGATACTTTTGATAGTTTTGGGATCGTAGAAATCAGTACGTCTGTTGTGATCTGCCCAGCCTTAACAAGCTTGAGTAGTTCCGTCGTTGATACACCCAGTGCTCTTGCGAAGTCAGTACCGAAGGCTGGATCTGCTTCTGCGATTTGCTGAGTAAGTTCTTCTGCCTGTAGCCTACCTTTACCAAATGCTTGGATAATACCATTTGTTACCCTGCGGGCACGGTCGCCGCTAATACCAAATGCAGCAAATCTACTTGAAAGGGACTCGATGACACCAGATACATCACTAAGGGACCCACCGCTATTCAGGATGACTGGCGTTAATTGTTGGAAGCCGTTTCTTACTGTTTGTATACTTACGCCAAGGTTTAGCGCGATTCTTGAGCTTTCAAGTAGGGCCTGTTGTGCGCCTCCAGCACCTTGGCCAATTGCCTGGAAGGCAAGTGAAAAGGTCTGAAGCCCTGCCAGCGCATCCGTTAGATTATTGATCGAGCCAATAACCTGTCCAACAATAATAGACACGGACTGGAATCCGTTTACAATTTGCGACAAGCCGTTGGCAAAAGACGTTAGTTGACCTACGCCAAGATCAGCCTTGATTCGTTCCCAAAAGCCAGATCCGTCCGCAGCCCTGAGTTGCGCGGATAATTCTTTTACTCTTTGTCCCTGAGCCTTCCATTTGTCGTTGATAATTGTCAGTCCATCAGCACTCTGCTGGTATTTCGCAATTGCGTCTCGTGCCTGCTTTGCCTCATTTACCTGTTGCCTAAGACTTGTTACGCTACCTATTTCAACTTTACCGATCTTGTTTAGCTCTTTTCTTATGTTGTCTACGCCGCTTAGATATTCTTTTTCTACCGCAACACCTATTCTTTTGCCGTCCTTTATTCTTGTTTCAACTACAACGGTCTTGGTGACCTGACCACCAAGGTTTTTGTTGATTGCCCGTGCAGTTTCCTGACTTGCTCCTTCCAAGCTTCGCAGTAGCTTGTTGACTTCAGCCGCGCCGAGTTGAGCAATTTCGGGTTGTAGCTGAAATGTTGCCACTACTGCATTAGCCTATAGCTCTTATAGGTTGCCTAGATTGACATTAAAAAGGGCCCGTAGCGGGCCATGTGTATCGATAGCTTAAGCATCATTTATCGCCTTCGCTGCGCAGGTCACCCAACAGCCTATTGATTTGCGCTGCATTTACAACTGCGTCAAATTCAATTAGCTTGCTGGCCATTCTTGCATCTTTGTGCTTCTTAGTTTTCCATTTTGACAATAAAAAAGGGGCCTATTGGCCCCTTGTGGTCAACTAGGTAACGATCATGTATTTTGGTCAATGTCAATTTTGTACGGCCCGTAGCCCTGGACGGTGGCCTCCCAGGACACGATGGAGCCCGCTTCGATCGACTCGGTGTAGCCGGTCAGGGTGCCGTAGCCGTAGATGGCCTCGTCGGTGCCGGTAGGACCAATGCGGACGAACTTCACACGCAGCGCATCAGCCACGGTGTTCTGCTCGGTGAGCCGCAGGATGTGGTAGCCGGCATCCTTGAAGTCGGCAACACCAGCCAGGGACACGCTCCAGGTCTTCGAGGTCGGCAGGCTCAGGTTGAAGCCCTTGGTTTCGTCATCATAGGTGATAA